CGGGCGCGGCTGCACCTGTTCCGCCGCTCTGACCCGCTCACCTATCTGGACGAGTGGTGATTCGACAGCCCGGAGGAGGCAGTTGTCTCCATGATGCGTTTTGACCCGGCAGAGATGACCGAGCCGACGGGCTGGTCACGTCACCCGGACACCGGGCGCTACCGGCCTGGCGGGGATCCCGCGCGGGAATATGTGAAGGTGGAGGAAGGATGAGCAGGAAGCAATTTGACGATGTGATGACTGTCGTCGAGCCGTCCCTGTGGTCGGACCAACTGGGCAGCGAAGAGAAACCCTACTGGCGCGGCGTAGTCTTTACTCAGCACGGAATCGTTGCTCACTATCGGCAGCAGAATGACGACCATACGACCCTTCACTTCGTCTGGCAGGGCAAATGGCACACCCGCAACATCCCTGCCTACTACTCCGACCGCTACACCATAACGCTGGCGCGTCGCTTTGCCGAGGAGATCGCAGGATGAGGAAATACGCCGAGGATACGAAAATCTCTGTCCAGAAAAGCAAATTGGACATCGAGACGCTCGTCACCAAGCATGGCGCGACCGCCTTCGTGTCGGGCTGGGATGAGCAGCGTCAATCCCACATGATCGCCTTCAAATTGGAGAACTTACAGATTCGCTATCTCTTTGGCAGGCCGCAGCGCGAAGACTTCACTTTTACCGCGCAGCAGAAGCGACGCACGCCCGCGCAGATCACCGCCGCGATGGAGCGGGCGGAACGGGCGCTCTGGCGCGGGCTGCTGCTTCTGATTCAGGCGAAGTTCGTCGCCATCGCCGACGGCATCCGTACCGTGGAGGAAGAATTTCTTCCCGATGTGGTCATGCCGGATAACCAGACCTTCCGCGAATGGGCGTCGCCGCACATCAAGCAGTGGATTGCCCAGGACAAGATTCCGAAGATGCTGCCGGGAGGGGAAGAATGAGACGCCACCAGCATCGTCACCAGCCCTCAAAGCCCGCCGGAACCCTCCTCATCCATGGCAGCGTCCCCTGCCTCCTCTGTGAGCGCCCCCTGACCCAGGAGGATGTGAACCAGGGCCTGGTGATGGGGGAAGGCTCGATGACGCCCGGCACGCGCTACCAGGAGAACTTCCGCCTCTTCTGCATCGCACACTTCTATAGGAAGGTGGACGGGCAGTGGGTGGAACAGCCGGATTATGAGGCCAACTGCGAACTGCTGGCTATGAAGATCGCGGCGCGGTTAGAGAGTGAGGGGCAGTTATGAGCGAAGATACGGAACAGCACAACCTCCAGACACGGGAGAGCCTCTGGCAGATCGCCAGCGCCCTGGCGCATCTGTGGCTGACCTCCTGCTGGCTGCGGCTGCACCGGCTGCCAACCAAGTCCACCTACTATGTCTACCATACGAACCTCGGCCCGACCGGCTGGGGCGGGGAAATGCTGAATGGGAAGCGAATCAAGGTCACGATTGAAATCGAGGACTGGTGACAGGTAGCAGGTATTCGAGTACTCGACGCTGAAAGCATTTAAGCATACGTTTTTGGTATGGAATCGCTTCAGCAAAGTCCCGGTACCGCCAGCCCTTCCTTCACCAGTCTGGCCTCCACATCGTCCACCGACCGCGCCTCAATATAAATGCCTCCCGCCTGCTCGATGCGCGCACGCTCTCGCAACTGCTCGGGCGACAATTTCCCTGTCCCCGTCTTCACCTCCACGTAGACCGCGCGGCCCTTGATGCAGCCGTGAATGTCCGGCAACCCTTTCCTAACCCCTAATCCCCCCAGCGCTTTGAAGCACCAGCCGCCCTGATACCAGAGATAGTCGGTAATGGCCTTACACAGCGCGGTGTGATTCTGCGTTCTGTCCATTAGCGCAGCCTCCCCAGCTTCTGCCGCGCGATCTGCGACCCCTGCGTCGTCGGCGCATGGTAGTTCGTCACCCTCTCCCCGGTTCTAAAGCCCGGCCACCGCGCCGAGAAGTTCTTCTCTGCTCGCTTCCTGGCGCGCCGGAGGAGCCGGTTTACGGCAGGCTGGGTAATCCGCAGGCGCTGGGCGATTGCTTGCTGAGAAAACCCGTCGGCGCTCCACCGAATGACCTTCGACTGGGCGGCGGTCAGGTCGCAGTGGGTGTGGAGGTACTTGTAATAGACCGACCGCAGTTCGGCATATCCGTCCGTCCGCACCCGCACCGGCAGGCGGCCTGGGTCGGTGGGCGTTTCGCGGCACTGCTGTTTCAGATGGTCATGGCAGCAGTTATTGACCGTACTCATCAGCCAGGCGCGCAGGTTTTTCCCCTCGAAGGAGGCGAGGGCCACTCTGGCGCGGAGATAACAGTCGGAAGCGACATCCTCGGCGGCCTCGGTGTCGTGGAGGCGGTGGGCGGCGTGGGCGACCAGTTCCGGGCGCAGGCCGACAAATGAGGCATCGAACTCGGCAGGTGACAACAACATCGGGCGTTCCCCCTAAGTGGTGGAAACGCCCGATCTACGGGTGGCTTCTCACGAAATTTGTGATGGCAGTGATGCTGCTCCGCCGCGCCCGATCTGCGGGTAGCGGAAGAGGAGCAGAGTGAATTGTTATTGCGCGGCGAGCGGGGTCAGCGCGATCTCCACGTCATCTGGCAGAAACTGTTCGCGGACATCGAAACGCACGACGCGGCCCTGCTTGTAGGTAATGCCGATCTCGCCATGAAGTGGCTGGCGGCGGCCTAAAATCACACGCAGTTTGTTCAGAACACCCTCTATTTCATCGGAGGTGGATTGCATCTTTTCTATCCTTGCTGTCCCTGCAACCTTACTATACTTCAACAATTTTTCTTCCGCAAGAGGTTATATTTCTCAGGTTTCAACAGTCTATTTAATAGACAACTTCATACGCGGTACGATAGTCGCGCGCACACCGGCAACGATGTGCGCGCCCTTTTTTTGCCGGTCAGAACTTTATCTGTGCATACTTCGTGCCAGGAGTTTCCGAAATGATGCAGCGCCCTCCTATGCTGGCCGCCCTGATGTCTATTTTAGCGATGCCTGTTCCCGATGCGTGGAATCCACCCGTTGAGGCGAGCGGACCTGGGCCGCACGGCCCAACCTCTACGCTGGCCGTGCCAAGAGCGCGCTATCGAAGCGTTGCCCCGAGCTGGCCGAACCGAGAGACGCGCCGCCGAACTGTAAAGATGCGTTGCAGGCGCGGTGTGCCCGGCCCCGCTGTGGTGATGAAGCCTGTTCCGGCGCACTCGCCGACCTACCTGTCTCCCATGGAGAGGGAAGCCGCAGCGCGATGAATAGCCTACTCGCTAACAGCCTACTCGCTTTTGACACCCTGCTGCCTTCTGAACGTTCGCACCTGACACCGAGCGACGTGCCGGACGCGCTGTGGCCGACGGATAACGAGTGGGGAATTCCCGTCCTCGATCCCACGATGCAGGCGGATGCGGTAGACCTCCCCGTCAACGTCTGGGGCGCGCAGGGGCGCAAAACGAGGCTCACGAATTCGACGCTGCATTTCTACACAGACGACCTTCGCTTCGAGGCGCTCTGGCAAGACCCGACGCCCGTGGTCAACGCCGCGCCGGTCAATGTGGTGGAACCGAATTTTAGCACGAATATCCAGATGCCCCGTGCCCTGGTGCTCTGGCACACCTACCGGAAGCGCTGGATGTCCCGGTACTGGCAGAGTTTCGGCATCCGTGTCTTCGTAGACCTGGACGTTCACCCGGAGTTGCAGGACATCAATTTACGGGGTGTTCCACGCGGGTGGCGGTCTTACGCCTGCTACATGCGCCAGAGTGACCATCGCCCGGAGGAGTTGGATCGGTTTCTGTGCATCGCGCAGCATCGGGCGCAGTCCGAGAGCGTGCT